GATGTAAACTTTGTAATATCCATTTAATTGCTCCCTTTATGCTCCAACCACTTCTTCAAAGCTCAAACCACTTGGGGTAGCAATGAAGTTGAGTTGAATGAAGTTGATTGACTTGTTTGGTTTGATATAGATATCAGCAACGAAATTGTTTGAATCAATTACTTGTGGTGTGTTGTTTGTTTCATCGCAAACTACACGGAAATCTGTGATACCTCTTCTTCCCAAAACATTTCTGAGATATGGAGTTACAAGATTTACAAATTGTGCTCTTGTAAATTCGTCATTGAATTCGAAGAGTTGGAATTTTGCAGCAGTTGCAATTGACTTCTCAAGAATGATGAACAATCTGCGGACGTTGATTCTATCAAAAGCAGATGGTCTGCTGAGTAGAGTCTTGTCTCCGAACAATACTGGTCCAATGCCAGGGAAGGATACAACTGGATTCATACCAATCTTATACAAATCATCACGTTGTCCTTGATTTGGATTGAATGGTAATTTGATTACTCTGTTGATACCACCACGGTTAAGACCGGCTGGTGAATACCAAGGATCGTTATTCAAATCGGTTCTTACGCAAAGACCAGCAATGTCTGCGTTGAGTGGAACGTAAACATATTCATCGTTGTAATTATCGTATTGTAACTTATATCCGGTATCAGCAACACCATAGGAGGTTGAGTCGCCATTTGTTCTGAAAGTAATAATATCAGCCAAATATGCGGTTGGTGTTTGGTTGAAACCGTTTGTTGGATATGGAGAAACGAAAGCAATTACGTCTTTTCTTGTTTCTGCAATCTCTGTTACACGGTATGCAGCACTCTTACCCAATGGTCCAGTAATGAAGAGTGCTACATCAATGATTTCTGGATCACCCATATAGGTGTTGAATGCTTCGGCAATATCGTCATCAACTGGTGTTACTGTGTCTAGAGCACCGCCAGCCAAACTACTGACTACCAAATTCTCGCCGTTAGTTGTTCTCATAACCTTGAAAGCAGTTGCAGAAGATGCAGTCAATACGGTTCCCCAAGAAGTTGAACCGGAAGAAACCGATACTGCTGCTGTGGTGTTTGTGGCACTACCATCCAAATGTGCCAAGGACCAAACGTATTGGGATTGGTTATTGATTACATCTTTGTAGTAGTTGGTTGTGCCGTTTTCGTTTACTGCGTTTTGTGCTTTTGATAGATAAGCAAACTTCTCCAAGACAGTTCCTGGCGTACCAGAGAACAAACCATCTTCGTCTATGACGAGAACGTGAATTTCGTCTTTGAGAAGAGAAGATCCGGTCAAATTGGTTACCCAAGGAGATGTGCCTGGAAGACCATCAAAATACTTGATGTAATCGACATATTGATTGATGTTGCCGTCAGTATCGGCACCATAAGTTGCCGTAGCATAGTAGTCAAGAACTACAACTTTAAGACTGTCACCAAGTGCGCCTGGGTATTTTGCTGCCCAGAAACCGTTACCAGCGGCAAATGCTCCGTATGCTTGATAGGAAGTTAAACTGCATAAGGTGTTGCCATTAATAGCAGTTCCACCGGAAGTAGAAGTCTTTGAAACATTTGTTGAATTAATGAATCTAACAACCTTTAGATTGTTTCCGTATGACAAGAAGTTTGCAGCAGACCACCACCAACGGTTATACTTTGCTGCATCTGTTGTACCGGAAGTGGCTTTCATTGGTTTACCAAAGATTTGAGCCAATTCCTTCTCGCTAGTGATTGTTACGGGTTCATTTCCTGGTCCCCATTGGAACAAACCAACCATACCGGCTGGGGTTGTTGCAACAGCGGGGACTAGAAGGGTCACATCTTTTTCTGTTATATTTACGCCTGGGCTTATTTGAAATGCCATTTTTTCTCCTTTGGACGCCTTTTCAGTATCCTATAATTAGAAAATACTCTTATTTGCTAGGAATATGTATAATTCTACTTCGTTTGATATTTTACAAAATGGAATCACCAAACTCACTGCCAAATTCGTCCATCTCGTCGTCAACCCCACTCAAAAACCCAAATGGCATGACTTCTTCCTCAATCGCGTCAATCTGTTTCTGGAACAATGTTTTACGAATATCCAAATCAGTTAAATCTTTAAAATACGTCTGAGTACTCAACCAACCAAACAAAACCAAGCACATTACCAAGTCATCGTTACTTCCCGTATCCGCTTCATAAGAATTATTTTTTGAAATAAAGGTAACAAGTTCTCGCATGATATCTATATCGTTGATAATCAGTTTGTCGCTTTCAACCATAGATTTCAACACAGAGCATCCTAGACGCTTTACTACCTTCGTGGTACGGACTCCAAGTTGAGTATCCGAATTACCAAACCCACCGTCTAGAGTCTGTCCTTTTCTTCCTCGAACAGAAGATATTAAAACATTCTCGTATTCCAGTTCTTTATACAAAATATCAGCAACTTGTCCGCCAATATCATTAACTTCAACTAACACAAATGCGTCATTGTATTCCCGTGAAGTATTCATAATAACATTTGGATACACCATAGGTGACATCATATTATTTTTGAATATTGCAACTACCTTATAGGGCATTTCAGTAACATCAATTATACAAAATGCACTATAGTCCAATCCCTGTCCACGGGAAGTATCTACCAATGTTAAGTAACTATGCTTTTCCTTTGGTTTTTCATATACTCGTAACCCATCATCATTTTTATAAATCGGATTACGGAATACCAAAGTTTTCAGTTTATTTGCACTAATTAGTGTATTCGTGGAACCAATGAAATCGCATTCGTGTTCTGTACGGAACTTGTCCTCAGAACCCAAGTTTCTTATTTCTTGTTCACGCCATACTTGATCTCTGCCGGGAACCTGACTCCAGTGAATTTCTACATTCTTAAAGTCATTTCTGTGTTCCGCAGAATCCACCCAGATCTTATAGAATAAATTCAATCCGTTAGGTGTTGAGATTATTACTAATTTAGTACTTTTACCTGAAGTGATTGTTGGGAATACGGATGTATAGAAATCCGTTGCAATGTTTTCTGGAACGTGAGCAAACTCATCCAACATGATAAGATTAAAAGAGCCACCACGGATAGCGGAAGCAGAAGTAGCAGCAGCAACAATTCTAGAACCGTTTTCCAGTTCTATACTCATTTTGTTCCATTCTTTAATTCCCTGCTGCAACCATTTTGGTAGATACTCATAAGCAACCTTAAGTCTGTCCATGTGCAATTTTGCTACTGTTTGCTTGTTAGCAAGAATTGCCACATTGCTTGTAGGATTGAAAAGAATATACCAAAGAATATAAGCCACTAAGGTTGTAGACTTGCCGCACTGACGAGGCATTTTACCAATAGTGAATCTGTTTTCATTGATAGTTTCGACAAACAATTCTTGGAAATCAAACATGTTAAAGTTGATAAGTCCTTTGTCCAGACTTACAATCTTTACATAATTCTTAATAAAGTATATCGGATCTTGAGAACATTTAACGTATTCTTCCACTTGTTCTGGTGTGAAAGAAACATTAACATTTGCTCTCTTAAGATTTGGATTTCCGAGATATGTTCTCTCTTTATTCTGCATCTATAATATCACCATCATTATGTTCTAACTTCTCAATTTCTTTCATCTTACCGCGCAGCAGTTTTTGCAAATCTGCGGTGCTACCAACAAAAATCGAATTGTTGGTTGTGATTGAGTTGGGAGCATTATTAGTTTGCGGCTCTCCTTTAATCACTTTCATTTTGTTATGCATATCCAACAGATCTTTATTTGTTTCCGCAACAGTCTTGATCAATTGAGCAAGAACTTCATATGCTCTTGGTTGTTCTGTTTCTGAAGCAAGATTCAATATACCATCAATTGCGGTAGTTCCCTTACCAATCAATTCTTTTAGATTGTCCCGAACTGTAAGATAATCTTTATCCAGATCATCTTTCTGCACAGTAATCTCTGTTACTCTACGGGGTTCCGATGATTCAGGTTGTGGTGTTGATTCTATATTAAAATGTTTTTCAAGTTCATCAAATGCCATAATTTATCCATTAATAATCTGTAATTACTGTTCTTATATCATAGTCGTCTGAAGCAACCAAATCTCTTCCAGATTTTAATTCAATCTTATCGCCATTAGTATCTAGGACATATTCACCATCGGTATCCTTAAGATACACAACACCATCTATATGAATATTTACTAATTTCTTTGACATATTAATCCAGATTGAATAGGTTTACATCAATTATCTTGATCAGACCAGATTGTTTTACTGGTCCATAGAATAGTGTTCTAGCAACAAATTTAAGTTCATATATAATAGTTCTTTGATTTTCGTCTTTAAATGAACCTTCAAATTGTTGATCAGTTTCGGTTGAGATCAGAGTTATTGGAATATCTATTTTTTCGTATTGATCTGCAAGAATAGTTGGTTTGATTGTAATAGTAAATTCAGGCGTAAAATATGGTAATATTTGTTCTACTATTTTCAAACCATCATCCATTGCACGAGTATAGATGAATAGAGAATAATTCAGTTTATATGGTACTTCAGCAAAATGGTGGTGAATTATTACATCACCATTTGTTTGTATTTTTTCTGCTTTTCTTGTTGTTATACTGTTTCTTTTTCTTTCAGTATCGTATTCCAAGCCAGTCATCATAAATGACATTCTCGGTAAAGTCAAAGAAGTTGCATAAGCCTTTGGATCATCCAATTCCAAATTAAGACGTTCCATCATTCTTTCTTTTGGAGAATATGATAGTGGAACTTTTATCTTCTTGTATGTTGTTCCTTCTCCACGTTCAATGTATATGTTATTGAACAGCGTACCAAATGACGCAGTTATCTTTTTTGTAATACCATGATAGAATGTTGTAAACATCAGTATTTGTTCTCCGAGAATGGATCAACTTCTGTAAAATCAATAATATCACGGGTACGAGTTTCGATATTAGTATTGTCGCTAGATTGTCTCTTATCTTGTTGAGAAGTTATAGTATCGTCAACAATACCATCGGAGTCATAGTCTAGATTTTCAGTTACTGTTTTACTTATATCGTCCTGTATAGCATCAATCTCAGACATACCAGTATCCAAAGTTTCGTGAGAATACTTGAAGAGTTCACACTCTAACTTATAGGTGTAGAGTTTTCCAAATTGGAAAAACACTTCTTTTGTATCTACGAATTTAATTTCAAATAATCCTTTGGTGAATGGTAGGAATATCAAATCACCTTCCATTGGATTGCTTATTTGAACTGGTCTATCAGTCATTACTGGAAACTTGGATGCTTCCTTTTGGAATCGGCGTTTTGAAACTACCAGACTGAGAGTATCTCTTATTTCTAAACCAAACTTGGAAATGATTTCTCTTTCACCCGAGAACCCAGAGAAGTTATCCATGAACATCTCTATTTCAATAGCATCCTTAAAATAGGAAGACGAATCTTCACCAAACATCTGATCCAAATTAACAAAACGTCTTGGAATATAATAGACATTTATTCCATTCATCTTAATGGATTCCTCGACAAGATCTTCCATGAGATCTTGTTGTGGTTTATAATCGTAATTATTGATGTATGGATTTAATGCCATATTAACCTATGAATCCTGTTGGTGGAAGTTCGTATTTTTGTTGAATCTCGTCTTCTATCTTTTCTATTTCAGTCTTTGCTTCGGACGCCATGTTTGTACCATTAAAGGTTACACCTCCCGGCAAACTCATACCAGAATACTTAGAAAGGTTTAATCCCCATTGATACTTTATCAATGCTGTATAGTATATCTTTAATAGACGATCATTATAGATCTCTGGATACAAAGAAGGATTGAGTATTCTATATCCCTCGAACATCAAATAATCTCCGGCTGTCATCTTTTCTTTCCAATTAGTTTCGATGTATATCCGGTTTGTCACTCTACTGAAATCAATCATCTTCTCTGGAGTTAACATATCTTGCAACATTTGCATGTGGGTTCTGGTTATGTTATAACCAATTAGAGAATCACCATATGTGTTTGTTCTTAATCCGTACAAATCGTTAAGAGCAATTTGGTATTTTGCATCAAACATACCCAAACCACCCAAGGTATCAAACAACTGAAAGCAACGAATTACACTAATTATAGAATTACCATCTGGATCTATAGCAGGGGATGCTTCAATTGCTCTACTGTATCCAGGCTGTATAGGTGCTGCTAGTGTTGGTTTTGTTATATCCACATAACCATTATTGATGTCTTCTTCTGTTACTTGTTTCTTGAAGAAAGCGCGTTCTACACCGTCAAAGTGGTATTCTGCAAAGAATTGCAAAGCATCGTCCATACGATCCTCTAATTGAGAATCATCTACGTTTACTTGAACTACAGGATAACCCAACCTTCTCAGGCAGTATTGTTTTAGAGTTTCCCGTGAATAGGGTTTTGCCATGTAAAAATCTCCTTGATTCTACATTATTTATAAAACCAAGGAGATCCTTATTTAATTATTAAGTTAACTTATTCTTTAAATAGATATTGAATTTTTGCCAAATCGGTTACAGACAACTTCAAATTGTCTCCCAGATTGTCAACTTCAATCTGTTCCCATTGCATGTCAATCTCTTCGTTAAGGAATTCTGAGAATTCTTTGACAAATGCTTCCTTATTTTCTTCCGAAACGGTATTACCATCAACGGAATATTGCTTGATTAGTTTGAGTCTTTGATCTTCAACCAACTTGACTTCAGCATTCAAAGCATTTAGAAGTTTCATTAACTTGAATGATAACTTAGTTGGAAGAGGTTCCTCAATTAATTTATTCAAAACAGATACAGAACTATAAACATCAATCAATCGCACTTTCATGGTTTCTCCTTATAATAAAGATGTGCTTATTATATAGCAAAGTTTTTCAAAGTCAAATTATTACGGCACATTATCTGTTCCTGTAGCATCATATACCCAAGACTTGTAATAATAATCTAAAAATTGTTTATATGTGAATGATGTGGTTCCGGCTGGATATAGATTTAAACAACCTTTATACATTACTGGAGTTGGATCTGTACTGGATACAACCCGCCTCCATAGATAAAAACGATCATAATATGTATTACTAAATGTGCTGGTACTGGCATTTATCCATTGTCCTACACCACCACCACCTTGATCGGACGTTAAGGTGGTAGTTGGTGATGAAGTGCTTTGATAGAAATCAATATTACTAAAATAACCATTCACATTAGTAAAAGAACCAGTCAAAAATGTACTTTGAACTATGACAGGATGTGCAAAATTGGATGTTTGATCGACAATGGTTGTTGATCCTTTTAAAATTGGAGCACTTTTTCCATTCAAATTCTTGCAATTAAAATGAATAGGATAGAAACTTATACTTCTTATAAGTTGTTTGATATTATCAAATACATTTTGTTCATTTAATAAAGAGACAACACAACCACTACCAGAAAAATTCAATTCAATAACAATATAATGCGTCGAATTAAAAGTTGGATAACCGAAAACATTCCACTGCAATAGTGGAAATTGACCAAGATCTTTGGCAGAAGTAGTAGTCGTTATACCTTTTTGTGTTAATAGATTTGCAATAGTCAGAGGACCAGCAGGAACTGTTTGTCCGCCGGGTGTAGTATACCCAAATCTATTTTCCTCATAATAAAAAGATGTTGTTGATAGTTTTGATCTGGATTGATCTACTATTGGCAAACCATTTTTAATATTAAATCCTGTAAAATCGCACAATGCTTTCCAAACAGTACCTTCTGCCACCGATAATGTGGAACCAGACGGTAATGCAAATACGAAATCACCAGTACCATCGTACTCATCTGGACCATTAGACATGAACTCAAAAATTTGAGGCAGAGTCATATTATTCATTTTGACAATTTTGCTAATCAGAGAAGAATCTAATGTAACATATATTGGCAAAGTATAACGAACTTTGGCAGTTGCGGTTTCTGTATCTCCTTCTGTATTCAAACTAACAACAGTACTAATGTCTCTGAAGAATTGAAGTCCTGTAGATGAATCTAATGGTTTCAAAGAATTGATTGGAGGTATCTGGAATACCTGTCTGCACATATCATCAATTGGACCATAGAAACAATTTTCACAACAATCATTTGAATCTGCCGAGGACAATTCAGTCGGAAGGGTACGATCTGTTGCAGTGTTTTCTGCATATACTATGTAAGTGTATGGATTTAATTTAGTATCTGGACCTACAGTTACTGTTTCTGCACCAGCAAACAATTTACAATCGTGTCCAAAACCATCATTACTCATTACAGAAACACTAAATGGATTTTGTCCTGGGTCCCAGCCTCCCGCCGGACCGGGCACGCAAGTTCCGGGTATTGTATCGGGATTATTCGTGATTGCTTCTATGTATTGTTGACTTCCACCATAACCCCAATTCCAACAATCTGAATATGCCCAAGATTCGTAGAATTGTCTTCCATAATATGCTATACAATATTCTTGACCACAACGCATATTTGTTATGTCATTGTCAGTCATATTTGGATCATAATTAGTTTCAAACAATACCTTTCTGTTATAGAAAGGATATATTGATGAATTTCTAGTTGCTGCAACTGTTGTTGGTGCGTATCTCTGATCGTATGCACCAGTTGGAACTAAAACTTCATTAGAAATTGGATTTAATCCATTTGCGCCGTGTCTGTCCCATATTCCTTGTGGACGATTTAGTATCGAAGTTACTGTGCTCTTCTTATTCGATGTTTTATAATCTACAACAATATATCCGGGTGGTGGTGGATAGTTTGTTACAGTATTATATGCTGATATTAATTTGGACCAATATTTACCTGCTGGGTTTGCACTGCTCAAACTACTAAAAACTTGATCTAAATAGTTACAAAAACAAGCAGAATCAGTACCACAGACAAGTGTCTGTTCTAATGTTGTGTAATATGTATTTTGTGTTTCTGTTAATGTATTACCTAGAGTCTGATTAAATGTTTTTACAGAATCATATGGTATTGATGTTTTTTTCCAATAATAGTAATCAACCGGATATTGCGATACTGTTGATCCTGATTGAAATCCTCCCGAACATATATTTGCATATGGTCCACCCACTGATATTGATTTAAATTGTACATTTGTTGTTACAGCGTTTGGCACCCCGGAAGTTTTAAAATAATGAACATAACCAACATCGCAATTTGCACAGATTGATGGCGGAATGGTTACTACAGTATTATCAAATACAAGCACCGGAATACCACTAGAATTTCTAATGTATATCTTAGAAATTTCTTGTGGAGTTCCAGAAGAATCTCGTATAAAGACTTTAGATATTTCTTGTGGTAAAAAAGAAGAATTTCGTATAAACATAATTTAGGCTTTTCTTATGAAAAGTATTTGTCCGGGAGGACCGCTTGGGAAACCGCCAGCAGGCGCAGTTCCTTGTGGATTTGTTCCCGCCTTCAATACTAGGTATAATGGTCCTTTTGATGCTGTGGTGAGTGTAGCTGGGTAATTTGTTGTATTCCAGTCACCACTACCATTATGCATGGCAGATTGACTGCCAAAAGTATTCTCTGCTTGGGTGTACACATCATAATCGTATGAACCATCTCCCATTACTATTCCGATAGCAAGACCCATAGCAGGACTTTTTCTATCAACCGCACCAATTTGCCATGCTCTTACAGGATCTGAACCCGGAGTAGTTGGACCATTAAATGCTTGACTGTTTGCCCATTGATGTGTACTTGCATGTGCAGATGATGTTAGTCCAGTTACAGTGCAATTTGTAAAATCTACAGTTGTTATATTACTAGGAATACCAAATTGTACAGCTGAAAGGAATATCATTCCAGTATTTACATTACTACCATTAGATGCACTAATATTTGTCCATCCAGAAGTTGTTGTTGAATTTAAGAAATTAAGTTTTGTACCGGCGGCACCACCTGTATTTGCTAATTTAAATTGAACATAATTGCTTGTTTGAAGAATCATACTTGCACTTATTGTAGGTGTAGAACCTGCATATGCGGCTAAAGTTACTATTCCTCCACCACTCGTCCATAGTTTATATTCATTACTTGTGGTCTTTAAATACTTTGAACCAAGATTTACAAAACTACCACTACCAATGAAAGATATATCACCTTCAGAATTTATATTTACAGAAGATGCTTGTAATTCATATGTACCTTTAACAGAAACGCCCGCTGAAGTAAAATCTTGGATCTTCATTACATAAGAACCAGAATAAATTACATCATTACAGACAATGCCGGAATAATAATTTTGTACTACCGCCCCACCAAGAACAGTTGTTGCATTTGTAATTAAATTTGCAGAACTCAAAACACCACCACTAGTCACATATTGGGTTTCTCTACTTATTACATTTATACTAGTTGCTGTACCATTGATAGTTGGCTTCACATTGTTAAGTTGTAAATTTATTATACCTTGTTTAGCATTTGTATCTGATACAGAATTTTTTCCATAAATTATTCTAGTACCAATCCATGAGCCACTAAAACCCAAATCCGGTGCCGCATTTGAAACACTGGCAAATTGCGGAGAAAGATCAGTATACAATTGAGTTTTTGCAGCAAGTGTTACTGTACTTGAAGTTGTTGCGCTACCATTTGTCGTAAGAGCACCAATTGTAAGAGAACCGTCTAAATTTTGAAATGTCAAAGTTCCACTGAATAGTGGTTGATTTGCGGTGACTACAGTTCCCGAATTATCTGTTGCCAATCTATTGAAAAACGCAATACCCATTTTTGATTGTAGAGTATTGGCACCAGTGCCACTAATATCATATGCACCCAAAGTTCCATTAAAATTAGCAATAATTTTATCAGTAGCAACAGACAATCTTGTTGGTATTGCACTTGTTGTTTGTACGTTTGCCAATATACTGTTTGAGTCAATTGCAGCTAATCCTATTCCTGCTGCAACTTCCGGAGAAGAACTAGATGATGTTAGAGTAATACCACCACCAGATGTGAATTTCAGAGTGGTGAATTCGGTTCCAACCGTAAACTTTGCACCATCTATATTAACTTGCGTTATTGTTGGTGTTGTTCCAGGTCCAGTACCATTACCACTGTTTGTGATAGTCAATGTATTTGCAGTATTATCGGCAGTTAAAGTTATACCAGTTCCTGCCAGTATTGAGAACTTGCCTCTACTAGATCCATAAGCATTCAGTTTTGTACTAGTTCCACTTGTGCCAACTTCTACTATTCCAAAGTATGGTAATTCAAGAGTTGGTGGTGTGGATATATTTGTCCATTTCAAATCATCAGAAGTCAACCCTCTTATTGCTCCGCCAGATCTTCCAACTAAACAATTAGATGTACTTGATAGACTAATAACACCCATACCATCAGTCGTTCCAGCATTACCTAACAGAACATAATCATCAGAAATATTCAAATCAAATATTGCTGTATCGTTGTTTGTGTCTGTTGTTATTGATACATATCTACCAGACTTTAGTGTAAAATTATCCGATGATGTATTTGCATCAAATGAGTCTAGTGTTGTTCCAGAACGATTCTTTACTATTACACTTGAGAATGCGTTTTGTGGAGTTGCAGTTGATGTTATTCTAACGGTCTTTGATGAAGGAACACTCAAAGATATACCAGAACCAGCTTCAAATGTCAAAGTATCAGAAGAACTGCCAGCGGTAATTGTAGTTGCGCCTACAGTAACTGCACTAAAAATACTGCTGTGACTGTCAATAAATCCTTCTGCTGCTAATCCCAAGAAGAAACGAACATCTTTACGAGTCAATCTTCTTATCTTTGAGTCCGGCGTTGTATTTGAACCTGCTGTACTTGGTGTTATTCTACCAATCATATAACCAGCAATTTCATCTGGCATATATTGCGACCAAGTGCTTGATGGCCACTTACCACTATCATTTAAACTATATGTTGTGCTATTATATGTACTTTGACCATTAGAAACAT